GTAACGCGATCGGCGGCGGCTGAGAACTTGCCCTCTTTAACGCCGTGCGTGGCGCAGTCGATCAGCGTGCCGCCCTCGGCAGCGGTCCACGACCACATCTGCCGCGCATCGCGCAGGTGGACGGTGCCGCCCTCGTAGCCGAGCAGATATCCGTAGATGCACCCGGCATCGCGGCTGCGGACGATAACCGGACGTTCGGTTGCGGCGTTGATGGGCGTCGGCACGGTGATGTCGTCGATGTTCATTTGGTTGGTTCCTTGTTTGCCTTGCCCCAGCACCATACGCGCCAAAGCTAACTTGTCAACGTGAAAGCGGGCCATCCGATTTAATGAATTAGGATGGCATTTATCGAGCCCCCTAAATCTGGCGCTAAGCCGTTGAAATGTCTATGTAATAATAGAAGGGGGGATTTATTCTATTTATTATCACTACCTGTGTTCCTGTGTGTGTGTCCCATACGTAGGGGATGGTCCTTTTTCTTCTCCTTCAACCCCTGCGCCAGCCTCAGCCGAACACCCTATTAAAATAAATGCGATAAATCCAAGCCATTGATTTCATTGAGAAAAACGTCGGTATTTAGGGCCTGATTTTGATTTAGATAAATAGGAACCCGCAAAAGCGCGGGCTGCGGAATGTCATGCCATCGAAATAAATGGGTAAAATTGACAAGCTGGGTTAAGCCGTTGATCTCATTGAGAAAAACACCAACATTTAGCTCCAGCAGAAAATGCCGCATAATGGGTGTTGATATTCATATTCCTCGTTCCTTAATCCTCAGCTGCCGGGATGAACCACGCAATCCTCGGCCTGCCGCGCTTGCCGTCGTTCAGGTTGCGACCCTGAATGCCATAGTCGGCGGCCAGGTTCTCGAATACCGCCTTGCGCTCGATCGGCTTCAGGCTGGCAAACACGCGCACCGATTTTGATATGTCGCCTTCGGCTATTCCATTCAAACCGGAGGCGGCTATCTTTTCATACACCGCCTTTGTCGCAGCCTCGAACGGAGAATCGGCCATGCTCTTTTTGAGCGCATCAATGGTCGCGTCGGCATAGTGCTCCACATAGTCCAATGCCCATTGCAGGCTTTCAACGCTGATCTCGGCCTCGCCCTTTGACACCGCCACGATCAACGCCACACGTTGCGCGATCTCCTTGGTGCGACCGTACATCGCCTCAATGCCAATCTTCTCCACGCGATCCATTGCCTGCATCATGGCGCCATCGAACGCATACAGCATCGGCGCGCAATCGGGCGAAAACGGAACTTCCACCGGCGCAGGCGGGATTTCAGCCGTGTCGAACTCTAGCGGGCCTTCAGTGGCGATGGCGCACTTCTTCGCCCATGCAATCAGCCGCTCGCTTGGCGGTGACTGGCGGCGCAACCTGGCTGGTGCGCGCTCGATCATGCTCTCGACAATGAGGAACCGGCCTAGGAATCCGTCCGTTACATATTTGGATGAGATGGTATCGTAGAGCGTGCTCGGCGTTGTCATCGCAAACAGCGTTAGGCTTGGCCGGCGCACAACCCGATCAAGCTCCGCGGCGTCCTCTTTCCTCATCCCCATCTTGGAGAAGCCCTGCGGGCGGAGGGTGCTATCCTGCCGACCGAAGATCTCCATCAGGATAGTTTGGGCGTCGGCCTTGTTGTAGTTTCCGCTGGCCTTTGAACTCTGCAACACGCGACCCAGCTCGTCGATGATGGCAATGTGGGTGGGTTGATTGAGCAAGGCAGACATAACGCCGCTGGCGCTGGTATATCCGCTTGGGCCGATGCGCGTGTCCAGCGCGGCCCCCTCTAGCAGTTTCTCCAACACGGTCTTGGCGTGCTCCTTGCCGGTCGCGCTTTTGCCTACGTTGACGAAATACAGCCCGGAATAGTTGCGCTGATCCGTTACCCATCGGCGGCCCATGACGATCGAGCCGAACGCCAGTGCCGTTTGAACGGCGAACTGCGGCTGTTCCTTTGGCGCGGTTATGGCGTAGTAATTGACCACATCCTGCAACACGCCAGGCACCGACAGGAGGTGCTCAGGGATATCATCCAGCGGGCCTTTGGGCGGCTTGTTAGGCTTAAGGCTGGCAATCGCGCTCTTGCCGATCGTGTCGGCCTCGGTGTCGTCCACATAGTCAGGCGCCGAGACGATGTTGAGCCGCTCGGCTGCTGCCTTCACCGCCTTGGATATGTCCCCGCTGAACTCGTACTGAGCGAATAGCTCGAAGCTGTCGAACGAGTGCGCGCTATCGAACGGGTCGGATGCATGGTGGCTGTAGGCGTTGCCGTCGTCGAATATGACAACGCCAGCCAGCCCGCTGCCGCTATTGGGCGATAGGTAGCGGCGCGGCGCAACCCGCTTGTAATGGTACTGGGTTAGCAGATACTCAATGTCGTTTGCCGCGTTGAACTGATCAATGACGCTGGTCGTCGCGTTCTTGGGTCGCTGCCGTGGTGGCCTAAAGGTTTCCTTTTTGACAGCCCACGGGCACATATCTTGAAACTGCGCGCGGAACCGATCCCAGTTCTCCCAGATGATCCGCAGCGCGTCGGGCAGTTCAGGCAGCTCCGCATACGAGGTGCCGGCCCATTCGTACGGGCTGCCGGTGTCGGGATGGATCGAAGGCGGCAGCACGTCTTGTACAGCACCTGCCCGAAGCTCGAAGATGACCTCGAACTTGTTCGGCTGGTCCTTGATCGGCCATGCCAGCTTATGCGTGGCTTTGATATGCGATGGCGCGCGAAAGATGGCCTTTGCCCGGCCAGTGCGACCGATGATGCGCGGCGCCTTGTCCAGGAGGGAATCGAAATCCACGCCCAGCTGGGTGAAGATAAACCGCGTGTGCTCGAGGTGATCAACGTCGATCGAGCATGTGCCGGACGCCGAGTGTAACAGGCCCATGTTGTGCGTCGGGTTGCGCTCCCAATAAAGTTGCGCGGCCTCAGGCGTTGATATGGCCCGCTCTGGCAATTGCCAGCCCATTGTGGTCGGCCCTTTGCGCCCGGCTGGGATGGCGACCAGCGCCCAGCCTAGCTCTGTGTAGCGGCGCGCGTGGTCGGCTGCTGTCATGACTTTTTCACACGCTTAAGCGCCTCAATCTGATACCGGCGCAATTCTGGCACGTACTCGCCCCATTGGTAGATGGCCTGCGGGTAGATCGCCAGCGCATAGGCCAGATTGTAGACGCCCCCGAAAGCTGCAATCGCGTCCGCTGTTTTCATCACGTCAAAAGCTCCGTTGAAAAGGTGCCTTGACAATACGCGCGGGCGGCGCATACGGTCAAGGCGTAGAGAAAAAGGGAGCATCGAATGAAACGGAACTCAGAAGGCCTTTTGCAAGCATGGCTTGATGCCAAACATGCGCAGGACGAAGCCGAGGCTGAACGGCTGGCAATCGAGGAACAGATTGCCGAAGCGTTTGAGCGCAAGTCGGAAGGCGCGATTACCCATAAGTTGGGCGATTACAGCGTCACACTAACCCAGCCCATATACCGCAAGATTGACGAAAACACCTGGCGGCAGGTCGCGAGCCTGTGCCCTGAATTGTTGCGCCCGGTTAAAACCAAGATCGAGGCTGATGCGGCGGGCGTCAAATACCTCCAGAACAACGAGCCGGAAATCTGGAAGAAGATCGCCCGCGCGTTTGAGAGCAAGCCGGGCAAGGTGGGCGTTAAGGTGGTGAAGAATGGCAACTGAGGTGTGGGAGGAATCGATGGAAGTGAAGATTGGAGACGATGAGGGAATTGAGATCAAGTTCGCCGGCGGTGTCCTTGAGGTTTCAGTTTTTGGCGAGAGAGGGTGGATCACCACCAACGAGGCGCGGATGGCTGCTGACGTTTTTCGATTGATGGCTGAACACCTAGAGAGGTGCCTCAACCTAGAGAGGAGCTTCAACGATGGCGATTGATCTCAGCACGCTGAGCAAGCCGACCGGGGATCGTCCGATCATTGCAACCATCTTTGCGGATGGCGGCATGGGCAAGACGACACTGGCGGCAATGTTTCCGAAGCCGGTTTTTATTCGCACCGAGGATGGCACCGCATCGCTCCAGGGCAACGAGGACGTGGCCTTATTCCCGCTCGCAACCAGCAGTCAGGACGTTCTGGACGCCATCGAGTCGCTGGCCCGCGAGGATCACGGCTACAAGACCTTGGTGCTGGATTCGATCACGCAGCTGGCCACCATGATCGAGCACGAGATCGTTGAGGCCGATCCCAAGGCCAAGTCCATCAGCCAGGCAGGCGGTGGATATGGCGCGGGATATGGTGCGGCGGCTGAGCGCCATCGCATGGTTCGCGAGTGGGCTGGTTCGCTGGCTTACGATCGGGGGATGAACATTGTGTTTATCGCCCATAGCGATACCGAAACGCTCGAACTCCCGGACATGGATGCATATGCCCGGTACACGATCCGGATGCACAAGAAGTCGCTGCCGCACTACACCGACAACGTAGACTTGGTGGCCCAGATACGGCTCAAGACGTTTGTGCGCGGGGATGGTGAGCGCAAGCGGGCCATCTCGACCGGCGATCGGGAGATCATCTGTTTTCCCCAAGCGAGCAGCACCACGAAGAACCGGTTCAACATCACTGAGCCGCTGGCGTTCACGTTCAGCGGCGGCAATCCATTCGATCAGTTTGCAGCAAAGTAACAGGAGAAAAGACAATGGACTTTACCAACTTCGACGCGCGCACGCTTGAGGCGCCCAAATCCTTCGAGCCGATCCCGCCCAATTGGTACAAGGCCGTTGTGGCCTCCGCTGAGGAGCGCCAGACCAAGGCAATGACCGGCAGCTATATCCGGCTGGAGCTGGAGGTGATCGAGGGCGACTATGCCGGGCGGCGGATATACGAAAACCTCAACACCGAAAACGAAAACCAGACGACGAAGGACATCGCGATCCGCCAGTTTGGTTCGCTCTGCCGCGCCATCCACACGTTCACGCTGCGCGACCTGAACGACCTGTGCAACAAGCCGTTGATGGTCAAGGTCGGGATCAAGGCGGCGCGCGATGGGTACGATGCGAGCAACCGCATCCTGGAGTATGCGGCGATGGATGGTGCGAGCGCAGCCCCGGCTGTTGCGGCGCCCAAGGCAGCATTAACCCCGCCCTGGAAGAAGTGACAAACGGCTCCAATCCTTTTCTTACGATATCGTTAAGGAAAGGATCGGGGCTTATGTTTTCCTTAAGGGGCAAAAAACATGAACATCATAGACAAGATTTACAAATCGTATGAGGCCAAGCGCGGCTATCCGCACCGGCCCCACCTAGGCGGCAGCCAGATCGGAAACAGTTGCGAGCGTGCCTTGTGGTATCAATTCCACTGGGCGGATCACGCAACATTTGATGGGCGAATGCTGCGCCTGTTTGAAACCGGCCAAGTGGCAGAGGCGCGGTTCGTCGATAATCTCCACGGCATCGGGATCATGGTCTGGGATGTCGGCGCCGATGGCAAGCAGTTCAGCTATTCGCGTTTCGGTGGCCATTTCGGATTGAGCCTGGACGGCGTGTGCAAAGGGATCGAGGATCATCCCGGCCCGCATACGCTGGAGTTTAAGACGATGAACGAAAAATCGTTCAAGGCTTTGGCGATGAATGGCCTGCAAAAAACCAAGCCGATCTACTGGTCGCAGGTGCATGTGGGTATGCTGCTCAGCGAAATTTCGTCTTGCCTGTTTATGGCGGTGAACAAAAACACCGATGAGCTGTACGCCGAGCGGGTTGATCTCGATCCGGCATTCGCTCAGGCAATGATCGACAAGGCCGAGCGGATTGTTTTTTCCGACAAGCCGCTTGTCAAGTTTGGTGAAAGCGAGGATTGGTTTGAGTGCAAGTTTTGCGATTTCGCGGCGATCTGTCACCGAGACAAATTGCCGGAAACGAACTGCCGAACATGCGCGCATTCAACGGCTGAGCCGGATGGGACATGGAGTTGCGCGGCACGGGGGATCAGTCTGGACATTGCCACGCAACAGCTAGGCTGTGACCGGCACGTGTTCAACCCGGCGCTGATCAACATGGAGATACACGATACCGGCGATGGCTGGGTGGAATACGTCAACAGCGATGGCGAAATTGTACGGAATGAAAAGAGGGAGTGGAGATGATATGACACAAACGGTTAAGCCTTTATCGGCCCCATTCCCGTGGTTTGGAGGAAAGTCGACTGTTGCTGACAAGGTTTGGGCCGGGCTTGGCGACGTGTCGCACTATGTTGAGCCGTTTTTTGGTTCAGGTGCGGTGTTGTTACGCCGACCGCACGCGCCACAATTAGAAACAGTCAACGACCTTGACTGCTTGGTCTCCAATTTTTGGCGGGCAGTTCGCGCAGACCCGGATGCAGTTGCCGACTATGCCGACTGGCCATGCAATGAAGCCGACCTCCACGCTAGGCACATTTGGCTTATCGGCGAGCGCGAAAGCCTGACTAATCGGCTGATGGGCGATGCTGACTGGTTCGACGCCAAGGCTGCGGGCTGGTGGGTGTGGGGTGCCTGCAATTGGATCGGCAGCGGCTGGTGCAGCGGGAACGGTCCCTGGGTTGCGGTTGATGGTATGTTGACCGATTCACGCCAACTCCCGCACCTAGGTGACGCGGGGATGGGCATTAAACGCAACCTCCCGCACCTAAGTGACGCGGGGATGGGCATTAACCGCAAACTCCCGCACCTAGGTAACGCGGGGAGGGGCATTAAACGCCAACTCCCGCACCTAGGTGACGCGGGGAGGGGCATTAACCGCCAACGCCCGCACCTAGGTCCGGGGATAGGCATTAACCGCAACCTCCCGCACCTATCCGCGGGGAGGGGCGAGTTTATCCGCTCGTGGATGCTTGATCTAGCGGAGCGTTTGCGGCCAACCCGCGTTGCCTGCGGCGACTGGAGCCGCGTGACTGGGCCATCTGTGTTGCGCGCTGGCGGGGGCGTTGTCGGTGTTTTTCTTGATCCGCCCTATTCGCTCAATGAACGCGCCGAGGTTTACGCGATGGAATCGCCAGTTGCATCGTCGGAAGTCTCAGGCTGGTGCGCTGCAAACGGAAATGATCCGGCTTTGCGAATTGTGTTGGCCGGTTACGATGGCGAGCACAATGAGCTTGAGGGATTAGGCTGGACGGTTGAGAAGTGGAAGGCGCACGGCGGTTACGGATTAAAAGGCGACGGGCGAGGGCGGGACAACGCATCGCGCGAACGGCTATGGTTTTCTCCGCACTGCGTGAGCTCCGCTCGTGATCTTTTTTCAATGGATGCCACACTATGACCCGCGAGCAATTCGCATTTGAAGAGCTAGACGCCCGCAAAGCGGAGGATGCCATGTTCCCGGTGCCGCCTGAGCCGGATTCAAAGGACTGGCCGGCCTATGCTCTGGCCCGCCGCGATCGTGCAGGGCGACGGAAAGCAATGGGTTACAGCCGCGCGTCGGCTGATGCGCTGGTGCGTTGGGCAGAGGCGCGGGATGCTTGAGCTCCGCCCCTACCAGCGCGCGGCCATAGATGGGCTGTATGACTATTGGGCGCAAAAGCGCGGCAACCATCCACTGATAGTTGCCCCGACTGGCGCCGGTAAGAGCCTGATCATTGCCCACCTGGTGCAAGATGCCTGTTCGTATCCTGGCACGCGCGTTCTCATCCTGAGCCATGTGAAGGAGCTGCTGGAGCAGAACTCAGCCGAGCTTGCCGGGCAGTATCCTGAAGCCGACATTGGGTTTTTCTCGGCCAGCCTTGGCAAGAAACAGTTGGACCGGCAGGTTACGTTCGCGGGCATCCAGTCGGTATGGGAGCGCGCTTTCGATTTCATCCCGGCCCCGGATTTGGTGCTGATCGATGAGGCGCATATGTTGCCCAAGAACTCGGCAACGCGATATGGCAAGTTCATTGCCGATCTGATGGTTGCTAACCCGCTGACAAAGATCGTCGGCCTAACCGCCACGCCCTACCGGCTGGACAGCGGGTTCCTCCACAAGGGCGAGGGCGCGATCTTTGACGGCATCGCCTACGACATCAGCATTACGGAGCTCATGCAGGATGGTTACCTAGCGCCCGTGATCAGCAAGGCAGGCGTTAAGCAGATCGACCTGACCAACGTCCACAAGCGCGGCGGCGAGTTTATCGAAAGCGAGCTGGCCGCCGCGGCGTCTGATCCGGAACTGGTCAGAGCGACCATTGCCGAGATCGTGCGATATGGCGCCAATCGTAAGGCCTGGCTGATCTTTGCCAGCGGCATTGCCCACGCCAACATGCTGGCCGATGAGCTTGACCTGTACAACGTCCCAAGCGCGGTCGTGACCGGCGAGGATGGCATGGCCGATCGGTCGGCCAAGATTGATGCGTTCCGGTCGGGCAAGCTGCGCGCCTTGATCAACGTCAATGTTTTGACGACCGGATTTAACGTCAAGCATGTTGACCTAGTTGCCCTAGTGCGCGCAACTGCCAGCCCCGGCCTATACGTGCAGGCAGTGGGGCGAGGCACGCGGACGGCAGATGGTAAGGCCGACTGCATTCTCCTCGACTACGGGGCAAATGTGGAACGGCATGGGCTGCTTGATCAGGTCAACCCGAAAGCCAAGTCCACCGGCGAGGGCGTGGCACCGGTCAAGAAATGCCCTGAATGCGAAACGCACAATCCGATAGCCGCGCTGGTTTGCCTGCAATGCGGGTATCAGTTTCCGCCGCGCGAACTCAATCACGGCACCAATGCCTACAAGGGAGCCGTTACCTCCAACCAGGTCGAGAGCACATGGGTGGACGTCGATCACGTTAGCTATTCAAAACACAAAAAGGCGGACAAGCCCGACAGCATAAAAGTTAGCTATCTATGCGGGTTCGTCATGGTCAACGAGTGGCTCTGCCCCGATCATGGCGGATACGCTGCCAGCCGCTACACCGCTCGAATGCCAGCTCTTGGCGCAACGGCGTTGACAACCACCGACGCATTGGCTGAGTGTCAGGACTGGACGCAGCCGAGCCGCATCAAGATCAAGCCCAACGGAAAGTTCCACGAGATAGTGCAGTTGGATTACAAACCGGGAGAACGAATTGAGCGAGCACCACCAACCACAGGATGGCGGCCAAGCTACGACGACGACATCATCCCATTCTGATGGGTGCGTCATATGCATAAATTTGTACGACGGAAAGTATTGCACGCTATGGCGGGACGTGGTGCCGGAGGAAGTCCAAAAGACCGGGTGCAAAAGGATCGATCAGTTTCCGCCGTTCCCTTAGAAAACGCCGAACAGGTAGGATTCCTAAATTGGTTTCGGTCGCGGTTCCCGTCCGTGCTGATCTTCGCCATTCCGAATGGCGATCACAGGGCGATAACGACAGCCAAGCGGCTCAAGGCCGAGGGAGTGGTTGCCGGCATCCCTGACCTATTCATTCCGCAATGGGATCTATGGGTGGAAATGAAACGCCGGGAAGGCGGACGCCTGTCCGAGGATCAACGCCGCATCATTGATTACCTGCAAGCGATCGGGCACGGCGTGATCATCGGCAAGGGTGCTGAGGATGCATCGCGGCAGGTGCTGGCATGGGTTGAGAATAAGGGCGGCTGACACCCATGGAGAGAAATGCCAGCCGCCAATGCGCTCTAAGTCAAACCAAGGAACAAAAT